AAATGCGGAAGAAGCTTGCCGCACTCCGTGGAAACGGAAAGAGTGATAAAACAAGTGTCTGGTTTAAGCCAGATGAGGGCGATACCGATGTGCGTATCGTCCCAACAGCGGACGGAGATCCACTTAAGGAGGTCTTCTTCCACTACAACATCGAAGGACATCGCGGTGGCGTTATGTGCCCCAAGCGTAACTTTGGCGAACAGTGCCCAATCTGCGACTTCGCCTCACAGCTATGGCGCGATGGAACTGATAACAACGATGAGGAAACCAAGAAGCTTGCTAAGTCTCTCTTCGTTCGTAATCGTTATTTCTCGCCCGTGGTAGTTCGCGGTCTTGAGTCCGAAGGCGTCAAGGTGTATGGTTATGGCAAGACAGCTTACGAGCTTTTACTTGGCTATATCCTTGACCCAGAGTATGGTGACATCACTGACCCATCCGGTGGCACTGACATTACAATCACATACACGAAGCCCACCCGCCCTGGCGCATATCCGCAGACAAACATGAAGATGCGCCGGAATACCAGTCCGCTTCTGACAGATAAGGATGCTATCCCTGGTCTGCTTCAGAACATGCCGGACATTGATGCTCTATTCACTCGTCATTCTCCAGAAGAGATTAGCGCTATCCTAGACGCAATGCTATCAGGTGATAAGTCTGCTGAGTCACGGTCTCGCGAAACCACTCAGTATAGCACCAACAAGAAGTCAAGCGTGGATAAGGCTTTTGATGAGTTGATGGCTGGCTAGTAAAAGCTATAGGCTCCAGCCGCCCCCACCCGTAAAAAGGTGGGGGTTTTTCGTTGCGTTTTTGGTTCTTCTGTGTTATATTTACTAACGAGCTTCGGCTCAAAATTAAAGAAAAATAAAGAAAAGAAAAGTCAAATATAAGGAGAACTATATGGCTAAAAAGAAACAAGTTAAAGCCGGTCGCGTTGATATGAGCGCGATGCGAGCAATGATAAATAAGAAGGCTGGGCGCAATGTAGCCCACGACTTGAGAGAAGACAACCCAACAGAAGTAAAGCAGTGGATCCCAACAGGATCACGCTGGCTTGACTCAATTGTCTGTAAGGGAAAGTATGCCGGCATCCCGGTCGGCAAGGTAACAGAGTTGGCAGGACTGGAAGCAACAGGAAAATCATTCCTTGCTGCCACCTGCGCAGCAAACGCACAGAAGATGGGGATTGGTGTAATTTACTTTGATTCCGAGTCTGCGATTGATCCCTCATTCTTGGAGAAGGCTGGCTGTGATTTGGGCGCGATGATGTATGTCCAGGCACAGTCGGTAGAGTTTGTGCTTGAGACCATAGAAGAGTTGTTGGGAGCAACAGACGACCAACTATTATTTATTTGGGACTCTCTGGCATTCACCCCGTCAGTATCAGATGTGGCAGGTGATTTCAACCCCCAATCGTCAGTGGCAACCAAGGCTCGTATTCTTGCGAAGGCGATGTCAAAACTGGTTATTCCACTTGCAGATAAGAAGGCAACGTTCCTTGTCCTCAACCAGTTGAAGACCAACATTCCACAGGGACCAATGGCGCGACAGATTGCTATGACAACACCCTACATTACCCCAGGCGGAAAGGCTATGCATTATGCTTACTCTCTTCGCATTTGGCTTACAGGTCGCAAGAGCAAGGCAGCCTATGTCCTTGATGACAACGGGTTCCGTATTGGTTCAGAAGTCAAGGTCAAACTTGAAAAGTCTCGCTTTGGAACCCAGGGCAGAACTTGCACTTTCCGTATCTTATGGGGAACTGACCCTATTGGCGTGCAAGATGAAGAGTCGTGGTTTGAGGCGCTTAAGGGATTTATGACCGTTGCGGGCTCTTGGTATACGCTGGAGCACAATGGCTATACCAAGCGGTTTCAGCCAAGTAAGTGGGTTGGTCTTTTACAGAAAGATCCCGAGTTCAAGAAACATGTCCTAGATTTCATGGATGAAGTGGTTGTCCAGAAGTTTGAGAAGCGCGAAGGCGAAGCATCAGACTTCTACGAGGTAGACAAAGCCTCTTGACAGCACGCCTCCACCCTGTTATATTATGTGGTGGAGGTAATCTATGAAACGCGTACTCGTTATTGACGCCCTCAATATGTTTTTGAGGGCGTTTATCGTTGATCCCAGCCTGTCTAATCACGGGCAGCCAATCGGTGGCATCAAGGGATCTATCAAGATTCTACAAAAGCTAGTAAGAATCACAAAGCCAAATGAAATTGTTATTTGCTGGGACGGACCAAATGGTTCCCAAAAGCGAAAGACCTTAGACTCTGGTTATAAGGAAGGTCGCAAGCCCCTGCGTCTGAATCGTTCTGTTCACAATCTAACTGAGAATGAAGAACTACAAAACAAAGTTTGGCAACAGATGCAGGTTATTGAGTATCTAAATCAGATGCCAATCATCCAGCTTATCCTCGACAGAGTAGAGGCAGATGATATTATTTCTTATGTGTGTAATTCTCAACATTACGATGGTTGGCAAAAGGTAATTGTCTCAAACGACAAGGACTTCCTACAGCTTTGCGACGACGAGACAGTGGTATATCGCCCAACCACAGACAAGATTGAAACCAAAAAGACTGTTATTGAAAGCCTTGGCATCCACCCTACCAACATGGCTCTTGCTCGTGCCATGGATGGAGACGCTAGCGACAATCTACCCGGTGTTAATCGCGTTGGGATGAAGACTATTGCCAGCAAGCTTCCGTTTATGAAAGAAGAGAGAGATGTAACGATCGATGAGTTGATTGAATACTGCGAGACCAAAGAATCAAAACTTAAAGTTTTTAAAACCATCGCAGAATCTAGAAAGCTGATTCAACACAACTATGATATGATGCAGTTGTATTCTCCTCTTATCTCAGTACAAGGCAAACAGACCATTGATTATGCGCTTGATAACTTTGAATGTGATTTTAACAAGACAGAACTTCTAAGGCTGATGGTAGAAGACGGCTTTGGAGAATTAAACTGGGAAGAACTAAAAACATTCTTGAATAAGATTTCAAGGGAATGTAATGAAGGGTGACACTATTTACTACCGAGGTGTAGTAAATGGAAGAACTCTACGAATTTGATGAAGACTCTCTAAACGAAGAAGAAGTCGAACTAGACGAGAAAAAGAAAAAGAGCGGCGGCAAGAAAGATGCTTGCTACCACAAAGTGAAGGCTCGTTACGATGTTTGGCCATCTGCCTACGCCAGTGGCGCACTTGTTAAGTGCCGCAAGGTGGGTGCTGCTAACTGGGGCAACAAGTCAAAGAAGAAAGAGGGTATAGAGTTTGATGATCGTATGTTGCAGATTATCCGCGAGGAATATGCAGCAGTTATGAAGTTGAATAAAAAAAAAACTGACGAGAACGAGGAAATAGAGTTAGACGAAGAGAGTTTACATCAATGGTTCAAGGGCGGCGGCTGGCGACAAGCCGGCGGCAAATATGACGGAAAACCCTGTGCTAGACAGCCGGGACAAAAGACCACACCCAAGTGTGTTTCAAGAAAGAAATACAGCAGCATGGATAAGAAAGAAAGAGAATCAGCAGGAAGACGAAAGAGAAAGAAAGATCCCGGACAGACGAAGAAGACCGGCGCTGCCAAGCCCACATACGTCAAGACTGACCCACAAAAAAAAGGAAAGAAAAAGAAGAAATGAAACTTACACAAAAAGAACTTATAAAAATTATTAGAGAAGTCAAAGCCCGCTCTGAAGAAGACGGCGAAAGCTTTGAGCTTGATGTCCGACATTACAGACTGAAGGATGAATACGGTAAAGCAACGGTTGGTTATCCTAAACGTTATGAGGACAATCTGCGCAAAAGAGGTTCGCTTTATAAAGTGTTTGGTGTAAATGAAACCAGTATGGGTGTATATTTGATGAATGATGTTAACGCCAGAAAGATAAAAACTAAAAAAGAATTAGAACTTGCAATTGACGAACTGGCATCGTATTATAAAAAAATACGAATTCGGAGAGACCCTAAACAAACTTTTTTACAGAGGATGGGCGAAGAACCTCTTGACACCAGACCAACGCACCGTCCCGTAAGTAAAGAAAAGATCAGAGCAGCGTATGAAAAGGCTCAGAAAGACAACAAGTCCTTTAAAGACTTTGCAAGAAAACATAGTGTGACCCCTGGACTTGATTCGATGGACACAGGACCGATGCGTAGTAGTGTAGGTGGATTCCTCAGAAAAGAGGGTATAGAACTTACAGAATCATATGTCAAGCAGGTTATCAGAGAAGAATACCAAGCTGTTCTTGATGAAAAAAAAAAGAAGAAGTCCGCCAAGGATAAAATGAAGTGTAACTCGCCCCGACGTATTCGTAAGGGTGAAGCAGGTCACGGCAAGAAAAAGTTTGTTGTTAAGGCTTGCGATGGCGGCACCGAAAAGATCATCCGTTATGGAGATGCTGGGTTGAAGATCAAACGCAAACAGCCCGGTCGTAGAAAGAATTTCCGCGCCCGTCACAACTGTGATAACCCAGGCTCAAAACTCAAAGCGCGCTACTGGTCTTGTAAAAACTGGTAGAAATAGTTAGGTAGTGTTAAGAGTAGAAAAAACTTCTAACTCTGCTTGACTTTTGAGTTGGGTGTGTTATATTTAATAGTGCGAGACCTAGGAGAGATATGCTTGCACACAAAGCAGACTTTGGAAGGTACGGTAAGTCCTTCCAAGAGGGGCTTGTTCAACTGATTTTTGAGGACAGACCCTTCGCAGATCAAATCACTGAAGTTCTAGACGTTGAGTTTCTAGAGCTTGAATATCTTCGTGCGTTTGTTGCGAAGATTGTAGAATACAGAACGAAGTATGGGAAGCATCCATCTACAAATGCTATGATCTCTATACTTCGTACAGAGTTGGATCGAGAATCAGAGATAACACAACAACAAGTTCGTGATTACTTCGCGAGAGTCCATACAAATGAGATAGCAGACGATATAGACTACATCAAAGAGACATCTCTTGACTTCTGCCGAAAGCAAAAGTTAAAAGAAGCAATGATGAAGTCTGTAAATCTGCTACAAACCTGTTCTTTTGATGAGATCTCAAAGGTGATCAACGATGCCCTCAAGTTAGGATCAGAGAACAACTTTGGTCACGACTTTATTGCCGACTTTGAGGAAAGATACAAGCCAAAGTTCAGACTGCCGGTGACAACAGGGTGGAAAGAGATTGACAAGATTACCAGCGGCGGACTTGGTAGAAATGAGCTTGGTGTCGTGATTGCCCCCACTGGGGCAGGCAAGTCTATGGCTCTTGTTCACCTTGGATCCGAGGCGATAAAGGAAGGTAAGACTGTCGTTCACTATACGTTGGAATTACAGGATACAGTTGTTGCTTGTCGCTATGACTCCTGTATCACACAGTATCCTCTGTCCGATCTAACGAACTTTAAAGATGAAATCTTTGAGGAAATCAAAGATCTTGATGGCACCCTAATCGTCAAGGAATACCCAACCAAATCTGCCTCAACAAACACAATCAAGGCACACCTTGCTCGTCTAGTAAAGAGGGGTATAGAGCCCGGTCTAATCATTGTAGATTACGCAGATTTGTTAAGACCTGTCGTGGTGCGGAAAGAAAAAAGAACGGAACTGGAGTCAATCTACGAGGAACTACGAGGACTTTCTAACGAATACAACTGCCCTATATGGACAGCCTCACAGACCAACCGTTCTGGTCTCAATGCGGAAGTTGTAACAATGGAGCAAATCTCCGAAGCGTTTAACAAGTGTTTCGTTGCTGACTTTATTTGTACGCTCTCGCGCACTATTGAAGACAAGCAAAACAATAGAGCAAAAATGTTTATCGCAAAGAATCGTAATGGACCTGATGGCATGGTTTACGATCTCTTTATGGACACATCTAATGTGTGCATTAAAATTCTTGCCAAGCCAGTTGTCCCCGCTGGCGCCGCAGCACAGGTTGTCAGCAATCCGGTTGTAATTGACGTAAAGGGGCAAAAAGAAATCTTGAAAAACAAGTACGACAAATTTAAGAAGCTAAGGAGTAAAGCCAAATGAGAACACACATTCGTAGATTTAAGTTATCAGATACATTTATAGACCACTATAAGGATCGTGAAGTCCCCTGGGGACCTCTCGGCTATGTTACGTTTAAGCGGACGTATGCTCGCAGACTTAACGAGTTTGACGAGGACGCAACAGGAACCGAAGAGTGGTATCAGACGTGTCGCCGCGTTATCGAGGGCATGTTTGACATGCAGAAGCAGCACGTCTACCGCCTTGGTCTTGAATGGAACGACCAGAAGGCACAGCGCACCGCTAAGGACGCATATGATCGACTCTTCACTCTTAAATGGACGCCCCCCGGTCGCGGCTTGTGGATGATGGGCACAAAGTTTGTCAACACCCGCACCGCCGCAGGTCTATTCAATTGTGCGTTCCGCTCAACAAAAGAGCTTAATACCAAGGGTGGTTATCTTTTCGCCTGGATGATGGATGCCCTTATGCTTGGCATTGGTGTCGGCTTTGATACTCTTGGCGCCGGTACTCTCACTGCCCAAGAACCAGAATTTGTAAATGAGACCCACACCATTCCAGACTCTCGCGAAGGCTGGGTTGATTCTGTTAGGATTCTCTTGAACGGTTACTTCTTTGGAGCGAAGGTTCCAGAATTTGATTATTCCGCGATACGCCCCTATGGTGCCCTGATCAATGGCTTTGGTGGCACATCAAGCGGGTCTGGACCTCTTGAAGAACTACACGCGGATCTGCGAGAACTATACACAGCACGCATAGGTGAAGAAATAACCTCTGTTGACATTGTGGATACCGAGAACTTGATCGGTCGCTGCGTTGTCGCTGGCAATGTTCGTCGTTCTGCTGCGCTGGCTCTTGGCAACCACACAGACCGCGATTATCTCCAGATGAAGAACGATTCCGAGAAACTTGCCCATCACCGCTGGGGCTCCAACAACTCCTTCCACGCTCTTGTTGGGCAGGACTACACTTGGCACGCAGAGCAGTCACAAAAGAACGGAGAGCCAGGGTACATCTGGCTTGACAACGCGAGAACTCGTGGTCGTTTTGCTGATCCCCCGAGAGACGATGATAAAAATGTTATGGGCTTTAACCCCTGTGTTGAACAACAGTTGGAAGATGCCGAATTGTGCTGTCTTGTTGAAACTTTCCCAGCAAAGCACGATACTTATGCGGATTATCTTGCGACTCTCAAGATTGCGTATCTTTATGGTAAGACCGTTACACTTGCCAATACACATTGGCCCGAGACCAATGCTAAAATGTTAAAGAACCGTCGTATCGGCTTGTCGCAGTCTGGTGTTGTTCAGGCGTTCAACAAGTTTGGTCGTCGTCAAGTTATGGAGTGGTGTGACAACGCCTATGAACACGTAAAGGAGTTGGACGCAGAATACTCTGATTGGCTTTGTATCCCAAAGTCAGTAAGAATGACGAGTATCAAGCCTTCCGGCACAGTTTCACTTCTCAACGGTTCTACCCCCGGCATCCACTACCCCGAGGATGAATACTACATTCGTCGTATTCGTTTTGCGGCTGACAGCGACATGCTTCCCGCTCTTGCGGCAGCAGGATATAAGATTGAACCAGATCACTACTCTCCAAACACTATGTGCGTAGAGTTCCCGGTTCACGAAGAACATTTCGTTAAAGGCAAGAGGGAGATTACAATGTGGGAGCAGTTAGAAATCGCGGCACAGTATCAGCATTACTGGGCAGACAACTCTGTTTCCATCACGGTGACTTTCAAGCCAGAAGAGGCAGCAGACATCAAGACTGCTCTTGAAATGTATGAAACCAGACTAAAGGCTGTATCGTTCTTGCGTTATGAAGAGACAGGTTATGTCCAGGCTCCCTACGAGCCAATAACCCGAGAACAATACGAAGAGTTGAGCAAAAACATCACACCAGTCCAGCGTCTAAACACCGAACAGGAAGGCGAAGGTACTAGTTTTTGCGACGGTGAAAGTTGTATTTTATAGGAGTTAATTATGAACTTTAATCACTTATTTACAGATAAGGAATTGCGTCTTGCTGAAAAGAAAAGCAATTGCGGTCGCTGTCATTGGCTACCAGCATCCGAAGGTCAAGCAAGCGCAGCAAGCAATATAGCAGTACAGATGTATTGTAAAAATTGTAACAGCAGGGCGCATATATTTATGCATTTTGATGAATACAAGAAACACCAAAAGGTTATAGCCCAGGAGGTAAACCGTG